TAATTTTTGATAAATCTGATAATGCTCTTGAATTTTCTGACAATAACAAAGCAAAATTTGGAGGTTCGGGAGATTTACAAATTTTTCACGATGGGAGTGAAAATGTAATTAACTGTGCTAATTCTCATAATTTAGAAATTAGAAATGGGTCTGAAAGATTGGCTGAATTTGGACCTAATGGAGCAGTTGATTTGTATTTTGATAACAATAAAAAATTTGCTACGGCCACTTCGGGAGTGTCTATAACAGGTAATATCGCAGTATCAGGCACAGTAGATGGTCGTGACGTAGCTAGTGATGGCTCAAAACTTGATGGTATAGAAAGCGGAGCAACCGCAGATCAAAGTAACTCAGAAATCAAGACAGCATACGAAGCCAACAGTAATACAAATGCTTTTACTGATGCTTTGTTGTCTAAGTTAAATGGAATTGCTGCTTCTGCTACTAATGTCACTAACAATAATCAGCTTACAAACGGTGCTGGTTATATTACTGCAACTCTTACTAACGAACAGGTCCAAGACATTGTTGGCGGTATGGTTTCTGGGAATACTGAATCTGGTATTACTGTCACATATCAAGATGGAGATGGCACTTTAGATTTTTCAGTTGCAAGTCAAACTGACCAAAATTTTACGACTACTTTAAAAAATAAACTCGATGGTATTGCTGCTGGTGCAACTAATGTGACTAACAACAATCAACTGACTAATGGTGCTGGATATGTAACCAGCAGTGGAAATACCATAATTGGAACTGATTCAGATATAAATACTTCGGGTGCAACTGTAATAGACCAGCTAAATATGACAGATGGAGTGATAACTTCTCACAGTACAAGAACTCTTACTTTGGCAAATTTAGGTTATACAGGAGCTACAAATGCTAACAATATTACTAATAACAATCAGCTTACAAATGGTGCTGGATACATAACATCTGCATCATTTTCAGACGTTGCTGGTGGTGGTACGTTTACAGGAGATATAAGTGTAAGTGGTGGTGCAGCTGCTTTGAATGTTAACGCTAATAGTGATATAAGATTTACCAACGGAACATGGACAGGAAATGCCTGTAAAATTCAACATCATAATAATTCTTTATATATAAGTGGTGGTTCTAGTGGAATTATTTTCAGAGAAAGTGGTACTGATCGAGCTAAAATTGATGGTAGTGGTCATTTCCTACCTGGAGCTGACAATACATACAGATTAGGAAGTCCATCTGTTAGGTGGCAAGATGTTTATACAAATGACCTTAATCTATCAAACGAAGGAAGTTCTAATAAAGTGGACAATACATGGGGAGACTATACAATACAGGAAGGAGCAGATGATCTTTTCATCATTAACAACAGAAATGGTAAGATGTTTAAATTCATGCTACAGGAGGTCAAGTAATGGCATTTCATAGTAAGTCCAATATGATTTGTGCTTGGGCAGCCTTAAGAGCAGATAACGCATCACTTTACGAATCTTATAATGTTACAAGCATCAGCGATTCTGGAAGTGGTAGGCAGAAACTAAACCTAACAACTGCTGTTACAAGTAATACTTACGGAATACTAGGAACTGCAACCTGTGGTAGTGGTGCACATAACTATCAAAATAGAGGTCAAATAGTTACCTGTTTCCAAACAACATCATCAAGTTCTTCGGCAGTTCCATACGCTATAGAATACTCTGGAAATAATGGTGCTGGTGCGACATCTCATATTACAATTATGGTGGTAGGGAGACTCTAATGAAAATTATCCACAAAGAAGCAGATGGCTCTGTAACAGTTATTCACCCATCACCCACAGAGATTAATCCAGCTACAGGTAATGTTTTTACTACTGAAGAAATTGCTAAAAAAGATGTACCTACTGGTTTTAAGTATAAAATAGTAGAAGATGACGAAGTTCCAACAGATCGTAGTTTTCGAGATGCTTGGGTCGTTGATGATTCCGCACTTACAGATGGAGAAGGCGAATGAGTAGTATTATTTCAATAGACTTAGCAAAAGCTAAAACTATTCATAGAACTTATATAAGAAACTCTAGGAAAGATAAACTTGCTGAACTTGATGTAGAATTTATGCTTGCACAAGAATCTGGCTCAGACACTTCGTCTATTGTTGCTAAAAAACAAGCATTGAGAGATGCTCCTGCTGATAGTGCTATAGATGCTGCAACTGATGTAGCTAGTTTGAAAGCTCAATGGAATACAGCTATATTAGGAGATAGCCCTTACCTTTAGTTTTTGAAAGATTTTATTGAGATTTACGATAATGCTTTATCCAATGAAAACTGTAAAATAATTATTGACGAATTTGAAAATACAGAGATTTCTGAAAAATATAGTGCTGATGTAAACAAATTACATAAGCAAAATGTAGAAAGATCATTTAAAAACAAAAAACTAAAATCTTCTCAAGATCTTACGATTTCATTTTTAAAGCAAGACTATCCAATAAACCAAATAATAATGTCATGCTTACTAAAGCACTGTAAATTTTATTTGAATAAAAATCCACAGCTAAGAATTTTTACTAATTGGGGATTGAACGAAATTTATAATATTCAAAAATATCAGCCTAATCAAGGATATTTTGGTGAGCATTTTGAAAATAATCATGTACAGGATCATAAAAGAGTCATGGTGTGGATGATCTACTTAAATACAGTAACAAAGGCTGGTGGAACGTATTTTAGTAACTACGACAAAACAATTAATGCAGTGCAGGGAAGATTGGTTATCTGGCCAGCATATTGGACACATACACATAGAGGTATAATAAGTACTGAGGAAATTAAGTATATTGCTACTGGATGGTTTGACACTGAAGCTGCTTTTAAGTTTTATCCTAAATTTATTAGTTAAGTTGTAAGTATATTAAAATAGCAGTATATTAAGTAAAAGTAATTCAATAGTAATGAAAAGCGTTATCGAAAAACAAATTTTAGAATGGAAAGAAGAATTAGCAAAACAAGTAAAAACTAAAGATCAAGCACAACAAGTACTTGAGCAGTGTAATAGAACTATTTTGATGCTTGAGGGTGGGATACAGGCCCAGGAGTTGTTGTTGAAAAAGAACGAGTTAGCAGACCAGCCAACAGATACAGTGGAGCTAGACCAACAATCAGAAAAAGCACCATCAAAGAAATAGGTGCTAAAGCCTTTATCAATGCCTCTCTAATCATGTTTCAAAAAATAGCTAATGTTTTAAGTATCATCTCATTCCTAATGGTAGCTTCCATGACTGCTACGGGAGTAATAGGTTACAGGTATGTAACTTCAGAAAACTTCAAGTCTCAAGTTATGAATGAAATTCTTGGTAACGTACAAGGTATGATGCCTAAATTATTAGATAATGGTTTACCAAAAATGACAGGTCCATCTATGCCGATTATCAAATGAATTGTTGGCACTGTAAAACTGAACTTATTTGGGGTGGAGATCATGATATGGATGGTGAAGATTATCCAGTAATGTCTGGAGAATACAGCATGGTTACTAATCTTTCTTGTCCTAAATGTAATTCTTTTGTAGAAGTTTACCTTCCTAGAAATGCCTACGATTGATATACCAAATATCAGTATAGATAAGGTTGAAATACACAAAATACCCGTATGGAAAACTAATATACATACATTAAATAGTATAAGTAAACCTATAGTTGATATTCCTGGTTGTGTAAGAGTACATAGAAATAACCTAACAAGCCTTATTGATAGTGAAAAAGACGAATATGGTACATATACAGAATGTGGTAATTTCAGTATTCCTAGTTTTGAACCTCTACAGTACAACCCCAACGAATTTGTATATACACAATCAGAAACCCCCCAGAATCAGGAGCAAGAATTTGTCCAGCCTACAGTAGAACCTCCAAAATACGAGCCAAAGAAAAAGAAAGATGATCCGCTTTTTGTTGCTTGCCCTGGCAAGAAAGATCAACGAGTTGGAGATTATCGTAACGAATTTAAACTGGAGCGTGTCATCGGGCATGAAAGAAGCGAAGATGGTACTGAATGTATAACCTTGTAT